TGGGAACTTTATCACAATCCCATTCTCTAACTTTGTATTAGCTCTTATTGGGTATGACATTGTCATTCCCCTTGTTCCACTAGAGACTATGATGCCCGTTTTGATGGGTATGCTAGGGCTGGGCGCAATGAGATCATTTGAAAAGACGCGGAAAGTATGAATTTAGAAGTCACTTATGTAGCAACTACAGATCTAATTCCCTATGCAAACAACCCACGCACCCATAGCGATCAACAAGTGGCGCAGGTAGCAGCAAGCATTCAAGAGTTTGGTTTTAACAACCCTATTTTAATTGATGAGCACAACAGCATTATCGCTGGTCACGGAAGGTTAGCCGCAGCACAAAAACTCAATATGAACACAGTGCCCACTATATTGCTCGAAGGGTTAAGCGAAGCACAGCGCAAAGCCTACGTTATAGCTGATAACAAACTCACTGAAAATGGGGGGTGGGATTACGACTTGTTAGCTGTCGAAATCGAGCGGTTGGCAGAATTGGATATTGATCTAACTTTAACAGGCATGGACGAAATAGAGCTCGCCAAGATGTTTGATGAACCACAAGAGCATGTCGTGCAAGAAGTTGATTATGCTGAGTCTTTTTCTGTTGTTGTTGAATGTAGCGACGAATCTGAACAGGAAAAAATTTTTAATCGTTTGGATTCGGAGGGGTATAAGTGCCGAGTTCAAAGTTTGTAATCAAATCAGAAACCAGCAACACGTTCCGAGCCAACAAAATTAAGTCAATGTTTGACTGCAATATGGATGTGGTTACCAAAACTTTTGATGTCAGCATTCCGATAGAAGATGCTGAATGGAACATTGGATTAATTGTTGGGGCAAGCGGGTCCGGAAAAACAACAATAGCCAAGCGTATGTTTCAGGATTATGAGTTATTCAGTGGCTATGAATGGTCTGGCGACAGTTTTGTAGATGATTTTAGTGAAATGTTAACCGCAAAGCAGATAACTGAAGCCTTGTCTAAAGTTGGGTTTTCGTCTCCGCCTGATTGGTTGAAGCCGTTTGATGTGTTGTCCAATGGTCAAAAAATGAGAGCAGAGCTTGCAAGGTTGATTCTTGAAGCTGACAAGCCATTCATATACGACGAGTTTACATCAGTTGTTGATAGACTAGTTGCGCGTTTGGGTTCGTCTGCAATTCAGAAGTTCATTCGTAAACAAGACCGCAAGTTTGTGGCTGTTAGCTGTCATTACGACATTGAAGAATGGCTAGAGCCTGACTGGGTATTCAACTGCGATGATATGCAGTTTAGTCGGAGGCGTCTTAGGCGACCCAAAATTGAAGCAACAATCAGGAAAGCAAATCAAAGGGAGTGGGCCGAGTTTATGGAGCATCATTATTTGACGCATTCACACAACAACGCGGCTCATAAATACATCTGCGAGATTCACGGCCGATCAGTTGCTTGGTGCTCGGTAATACATTTTCCGCATCCCATAGTTAAAGACATGAAGCGGATTCATCGAATCGTGGTTAAACCAGATTATCAAGGAATTGGTGTTGGGGCTGCATTCATGGATGCAATAGCGGGTTCTTATAAGCAGAAAGGGTACCGTATGAGTTTGGTTACCAGTTCGCCCGCATTCGTTCTTGGATTGCAAAAAAACCCCGCTTGGGCAATGACCCGCAAGCCGTCAAGGGTTGCCAAGTCGAAAGGAGTTTTGCGAGGTGCTGAGTCAATAGAAAGACTAACGGCCAGCTTTGAATACGTTGGAGAGCGACATGGCTAGACCATTGGCACAAATAGACTGGGACCAAGTGGACAAGATGTGTGCTATTCACTGCACTGGTGAGGAGCAAGCTGCTGTTCTTGGTGTAGATTACGACACACTCAACACTGCCTGTAAACGTGAGCAGGGGGTGGGTTTTTCGGATTATTTCAAACAAAAGGCCAGCAACGGCAAAATGAGCCTACGCCGCAAGCAATACAGCGCAGCTATGGACGGCAATACAACCATGCTTGTATGGCTAGGAAAGAACTGGTTAGGCCAGACCGATCACATAGAGCCAGAGGCGCAAGACCTGCCACCTATCGTCATTGAGCGAGCAAGTGAGGCTAACTAAGCCACAAGATGACATCTTCTTCAGTGATTCACGCTTCAGGGCTGTGGTTGCTGGTAGACGGTTTGGCAAGACGTTCCTGTCAACTCATGAACTGTTAAGGGCTGCGCTAGGCGGCAAGAATCGGAATTGCTGGTATGTAGCCCCGACTTACAAAGCGGCAAAAGAGATAGCGTGGGATATGCTTAATGACGCACTCCCCGCTGGCTACATAACTAAGAAGAATGAAAGCGCATTAAGTTTGCTATTACGCAATGGCTCAACCATCTCACTTAAAGGGGCAGAGAAGCCTGATAATTTGAGGGGGAGGGCGTTGGACTTTGTAGTGCTAGATGAGTTCGCTGATATGCGACCAGAGGCATGGTTTGAAGTTCTAAGACCTTCACTGTCTGACCGCAAAGGGTCTGCGGTGTTTATTGGAACCCCGAAAGGCCGCAACCACTTTTATGACGTGTGGACTAGGGGCGTTGATGGTGAGGAGGGCTGGCAGTCTTTCCAGTACACCACCATCGAGGGCGGCAATGTTGATGCAGAAGAAATTGAGGCTGCGAAGGCTGATCTGGATGAGCGCACATTTCAGCAAGAGTATGAGGCCAAGTTTGTTAACTACAGCGGCATCATCTACTATGCGTTCAATCGTGAGGAGAGCGTGCGTAGAGGCGTTTTGACTGATGACCTACATATTGGTATGGACTTTAACTTAGACCCTATGAGCGCCGTTGTATGCGTCAGAGAAGGGCAGGTATTAAGCGCAGTTGATGAGATAGTGATGTACGGCTCAAATACTGATGAGATGGCAGACGAAATCAAGCAGCGGTATCCAAATCGGCGTATAACAGTTTATCCAGACCCAGCCAGTAAGCAGCGAAAGACCAGCGCGGGAGGGCGCACAGACCTTTCTATACTACAGAACGCAGGGTTCACGATTAAGGTGCGGAACTCACACCCAGCCATTCGTGACAGAATTAACGCAGTAAACAGCCGCCTTTGCTCTACAACTGGAGTGAGGGCGTTATACGTTGACCCTCAGTGCAAGCAGACTATCGCTTCACTAGAGCGACAAACCTACAAGAACGGAACAAGCCAGCCGAATAAAGATGACGGCTTTGATCACATGAACGACGCTCTGGGCTACTTGGTCGAGTACCTGTACCCAATCAGAAAACAGAACCAAATTACCCAACCACAGAGGTGGAGTTGATGAGCACCAATATCGAATACCAACACGTTGACTATGACAACAACGAGAACCGCTGGGAGTTTTACCTCCGCTCATATATCGGCGGTCAAGAGTATCAAGACGGCAGTTACCTAACCGAATACTTGAACGAGTCAGAGAATGAATACGCCAGACGTATAGCGCTAACCCCGCTAGATAACCACTGCAAGAACGTGGTTCACATCTACAGTTCATTTCTATGGCGCACCCCACCTGTTCGAGTTTACAACTCACTGGCTGGTAATCCTGCGCTTGAGCAGTTCATTGATGACGCAGACCTAGACGGTATGAGCCTCAATAGCTTTATGAAGCAAGCACAGGTGTGGGCGAGTGTGTATGGCAATGTGTGGATAGTTGTAGACAAGCCAGAGTCTAATGCCACGACAAGAGCAGAAGAACTAGACCAAGAAATCAGGCCATATGTTTCACTGTTCACCCCAGAGAATGTATTTGACTGGAAGTGGGACCGCACACGATCAGGCCGCTTTGAACTAACTTACCTAAAACTGCGTGAGTCAGTAGACCGTGAAGACGCTACAACCAAAGTGAGTTATTTCCGGTTGTGGTACAAAGACCGCGTTGAGTTCTGGAAGTCTGACGGCGACAAAGAAAGCAAGCTAGATGAGATGGTCAACCCACTAGGTAAGATACCAGCGGTATACCTACCGGCTGCGCGTGGCGTTAGTCGAGGTATTGGCATATCAGACCTTGCAGACATCAGCTATATGCAAAAGGCCATTTACTCAGAACTGTCTGAGATAGAACAGTTGATTCGCATAAGTAACCACCCCTCCCTAGTTAAGACCTATGACACTGACGCAAGTGCTGGGGCGGGTTCAGTAATTAACGTGTCCGATGATATGGACGGCAAGGTGCAACCCTATTTGCTACAGCCATCAGGCCAGAACATAGACTCAATACGCGAGAGCATCAAAGACAAAGTTCAGGCAATCAACCGCATGGCTCACATGGGCGCAGTCCGTGGCACTGAAGCAATAACTATGTCTGGCGTGGCTATGCAAACTGAGTTCCAAATGCTCAACGCCAAGCTGTCAGAGAAGGCAGACTTGCTTGAGTTAGCAGAGGAGCAGATGTGGACGCTATTTTGTAACTGGCAGGACGTTACCCCAGATGTTGAGGTGTTCTACCCTGACTCATTCGACCTTCGTGATTACGACAAAGAACTAATGTTCTTGCAGCAAATGAAGGCTTCTGGTGTTCGCTCAGTCACGTTATCTCAAGAGGTAGATAAGCAGATTGCCGATTTAGTGTTAGACGATGAGAAGTTGGCGCAGTCACACCTAGAAATAGAGCAAGGCACAACTACACTTGGTCAATTCGCCGTAGAGGGTGAGGGCTAGAAATGGCAGCCGTGGATGACTACTCAGAGTTTCTTGAGCAGTTAGCAGACCAGCATCAGCGTAGGTTGTCTGATGCTTTGCAAACGCTAGAGAACCGAATCACTGGGTACATACAGTCAGCGCCAGAGACAGACGGGCAGTTGTTCGACCTAGAGTGGGCGGTGAGTGCCAGAACTGAGTTACGCACAGCCATAGAGCAAGACTTCTTAGAGGAAGTGCAGGACATTCTAGGCGATTACAGGGGCGTAGCAGCGCGCCAGTTGGCTATGCTAAACAACTACGGGACTTTCACCGCCGTTGCACAGGAGGCAATAGCGAGCCTTCAGCGGCTATCTTTTCAAGGCTTTGAGGCTTTGGCTAGTCAACAGCTAGATACACTAGCCACTGGTGTCTACCAATACTCACTGACCGGCGGCACGAAAGCAGAACTCATAGACAACTTGAGAGGGAGCATCAATGGAATCTATCAAGCAAGCGATCAAGAAGAAATTAACCGACTGGTTGAAATCGCTCAAGGGTCTACGGGAGCCACACAAAAGGCGGCAATTGATAAGCTGCATTCAGTCTACGCTTCTGATCGCCTCGGCAATAATCTACGGCGCTATGCGACAACTTATGCAACGGATTCGCTCAATCAATATTCGGCTTCGATAACCGCAGCAACTGCGCGAGAGCAAGGTATTGAAAGCTTTGAGTATTACGGCGATGTCATACGCGACAGCCGTGAATTTTGTAAGAAACACGTTGGCAAAACCTACACCGCTGATGAGATCACAGAAATATGGGCGGGGTCATGGGCGGGTAAATCTGCCGGTGACCCTTTCATAGTGAGGGGCGGGTATAACTGCCGCCACCAATGGCTACCAAGAGTAGAGGAATAATATGTCCAAAGAATTAGACCGCGCTAGAAACCTATGCGCCAGACGACCAATACCGCCAGCAATTCGTGAGCTACTTGGCCCACTGGCTGATGCGGCACCTGAAGAAGAAGCGGCAGACTTTGACGACCTGTACGCGGTTGTTGATGAACTGCTCCCACTCACTAAGAAGACCAGAGGTAAGAAAAATGCCAAAGATGAACCCAAGCAAGTACGGCAAGAGCCTGAAGCAGATCAGCAAGAAGAAGAATAAGCGAAAGAAAAAATAACGGTTGACTTCTCTGTGAAGCTGCTATAATCCCCCCAACTCGAAAGAGGTGCGTTACATGAGCGACGAAATCATGGCTGAAAGCGTGGACACTGAGGCCACCGAAAATACCACTCAGGAAGTGAAGACCTTTTCACAAGAAGAACTTGACCGAATTGTTGCTGACCGCGTACAACGCGAGAAGCGCAAACTGGACAAGAAGCTAGAAGGCATTGACTTAGAAGAAGCTCGTCAACTCATGCTTGAGCGTGAACAGGCGACATTAGAACGCCAAAAAGAAAAAGGCGAGTTCGAGTCAATACTGAAGCAGACTGTTGAAAAGAAGGATATGGAAATATCGCAGTACAAGCAGCGGCTTGAAAGTACCCTCATAGATGGGTCGCTTTTATCAGCAGCTAGCAAGTACAACGCGGTTGAACCTAATCAAGTGGCTCAGTTGTTGCGAAGCAGTTTGAAACTTGCCGACGATGGTTCGGTTGAAGTTTTAGATAGCAACGGGACAGTGAGATACAACGAAAAGGCCGACCCACTCTCAGTTGATGAAGTGGTAGGTGATTTTCTAACGGCTAACCCTCATTTTGTCAGGGCCACCCCATCGGGTGCTGGGACATTAGGCAACGCTGGCGGCTCCACACAGAAGCCTCAATCTGTGGTTGATATGGTCGATAACTGGAATAACGGAGGGCGAGAAGCCTACCGCGCATTGCAGAAGAAGACTAAATAACCAATTTTTTGATTAAGGTATAAAACAATGGCTGCTACAACCAGTACAACCCTAGACGATCTATTTGCCAATATCATTGCTCAGGCTCGCTTTACCGCTGAGGAAGAGTCCTTGATGCTTGGCCTTGTTACACGCTA